CTGGTTTAATCTCCCCCCAAAACGATTCGAGAAGCCATGAAAACGACTGAGAAGCCCTCAAAAGGTCACCAAACGCCCGCTGAAGCCCTCAAAAGCCCTGAAACGGTTTTGGGTAGGGACACAGACCTACAAAACGCTTTAATCGGCGTTCAAACCCCCCGAATTCACACACCGTTGAACGATTTACCCTCACGCGGGGGTGAATTGATCGATTTGGCGACTGACTTGAAGATCGATTTAATGGAATGGCAGAAATTTGCACTTATCCACACCCACAAAATCAAGGCTGACGGGCGCTGGGCAACCCCAGTCAATTGCGTGGTCGTGGCACGTCAAAACGGAAAATCATTTTTGCAGCTGATCAGGATTTTGGGCGGGCTTTTCTTATGGGACGAAAAACTGCAAATCGGTTCGGCGCACCGCTTGTCCACGTCGCTGGAACAATTCAGGGCAATGGTTCAAATGATCGAGGGCAACGACAATTTGGCAAAACAGGTGAAGAAAATCCGCTGGCAGCATGGCGGTGAAGAAATCGAAACCATGACGGGGAATCGGTTCATTGTGCGTGCTGGTGGTTCGGCTGCCCGCGGTGTTTCCCGACCTTCGACCATTCACCTGGACGAATTGCGCGAAATGACTGACATTGAATCGTTTGCTTCATTGCGATACACACTAATGGCTGCACAAAATCCAATGGTCATGGCGTACACAAACGCGGGCGATTCCAGCAGCGTGGTTTTGAACCAGTTTCGCGATAGGGCGTTGGCAAGCATTGCAGGTGTCACTGACGACATTGGCTATTTTGAATGGTCAGCACCGACCGACGAAATCAGCGTTGAAAATGCTCGCCATGCCAACCCTTCAATGGGCACGCTGATTCACGCGGACAACGTGCGAAGCGTTTTGAACGACCCGCCTGACGTGGTCATGACTGAAGTGTTGTGCCGCTGGGTTGTGGCAATCAATAGCGCAGTGGACGCGGCTTCCTGGGGTAATTGCCTGGACAAATCAGTTGACTTGGACATTGACAAATTAACCTGGTTGGCGATCGATCTTTCGCCCGATAGAAAACACGCTTCACTTATTGGTGCGCAGAAATTGGGCAATGAACAATTTATTGTGAAGTTACTGCATACCTGGCAAAACGATCTTCAGTTGGACGATAAAGCAATCGCAAATGACCTTGCAGATTATGCGCGAAAGTATCCGACCGAATACGTGCTTTACAGTCGCAAAACCAGCGCTGCCGTAGCCGCGCGCCTTGCACCCGCTGGAATTCCAATTTTCGACATGGACGGGGTGTACCCGCAGGCTTGCGACGAAATGCTCAGCGCAATCAATTCGGGGCGTTTGAAACACCGCGGTCAAAGCCAATTGTCCGAAGAAGTGTTGGCAGCGGTGCAATTGCGTCGTGGGGACGGCGGTTGGGTTATTGGACGACGTGCCAGCCAATCGGTTGTGTGCAGCGCGGTTGCCGTGGCGCTCGTGACACATTTTGCGACACGCCCAGAGAATGATCTTGACATCATGGTCGGTTGATCGTATAAGCCTGACACAATTTGGGCATGGGTTATTTCGATCTATTTACGCCACGCGTCGCCGCTGCCGTTCCAGCTGCGCCCGTGGACGTTGACGCTTCACTTGCACCTTACTTTACTGAAAATAACAATTTTTATTTTTACGGCATACAAAGTGCCAATCGCGCTGAAGCAATGAGTGTGCCAACCGTAGCCCGTGCGTTGTCAATCATTCAAACAATTGCGTCATTGCCAATGCACACCCGCAACGAAGCAACAGGCGAAAAAATTACACAACCGCGCGTGATCAATCAACCTGACCCACGAATCCCAGGTTCAACATTTTGGTCATGGATAATTTCAGATTTATTTTTCCATAATGCCGCTTACGGCTGGGTTATGGAAAGGTACGCCGACACTGGGAAAATCCGCGCTATGGAACGTGTTGCACCTGAACGCGTTTCAATTACAACAAACGCAAACGGGACAGAAATTGATTCTTACGAGATCGACGGCACACCCGTTGACCCTGCAAACCTTGTCGTTTTTCCAAATACGCAGGAAGGTTTGCTAGCGCGAGCAGGTCGCACAATTAAGGCGGCTGCCGCACTTGAAAAGGCTTCAATGAATTTTGCCAATGAGCCAATTCCACAAATGGTTTTGAAATCAAATGGCACTTCATTACCCGCAGACCGTGTTGCCAAATTATTGTCATCATGGCGCACCGCACGAAGCAACAAATCAACTGCGTTTTTGAATGCTGACGTAACACTTGAAACAATTGGTTATGACCCAAAGAATTTACAGCTAAATGAAGCACGCAATTACGTCGCGCTTGAATTATCGCGTGCATGCGGTTTGCCTGCGTACTTTACAGATTCGCAACAATCTTCATTTACTTATTCCAACGCATTGGATAAGCGTCGCGACCTGGTTGATTTCGCGTTTCGAAATTACATGTCCATAATCGAACAACGACTTTCATTTCAGGATTTTACACCAGCAGGCAACAAAGTCATGTTTGATCTTGACGACTTCCTACGCGGCAACCCTTACGAGCGCGCGCAGGTTTATGAAATCTTGAATCGTATCGGCGCAATGTCGATCGAAGAAATACGCGAGGAAGAAGACATGCTGCTATGAGCAAAAAACTAATCACGCCAATTGCAATCACCGCTGCTGATTCAAACAGTCGCACAATCACCGGGCGCATTGTCACATTTGAAGAAACTGGCAATGCTTCAATCGGTAAAGTGCAGTTTGCTAAGAATTCAATTGAAGCAACACCAGTTTTGCTCAACCTTGAACATGACCGCACACGCCGAATTGGCAAAACACTTTCAATTGAATCAAACGACCAGGGCATTGACGCAACTTTCAAAATTGCTGAAACAACTGCGGGCAATGACGCATTGGTTGAAGCAGCTGAAGGTTTGCGCGACGGTTTCAGCGTTGAAGTTTATTTTGACGAATACGAAACATTGAAGGACGGAACAGTTCGCATTTTGAAGGGTGAAATGACTGGCGTTGCGTTAACCAGCGAACCCGCTATTCGTTCAGCGCGCGTTGCAGAAGTAGCAGCGACAGAAGGCGAAACAGAAATTTCAGATTCGACAATCGAACCTGAAGCACAACCAACAGAAGGAGAAGACGAAGTGGAAGACACCGTCAAAGACGCTTCAACCGCCGAAACGGTAGAAGCCGCCCAGTCAGTAACCGCAAATGCAAAGCCTGCGGTCGGTGGTTGGACATCAAAGCCACGCTTAGAGTTCACCGCTGCTAAGTACCTAGAAAACACAATCCGCGCTTCAATGGGTGACGACAATGCTCGCCAATACGTTGCAGCAGCAGACGACACAACAGACAACGCAGGTTTGGTGCCTACACGTCAATTGACTGAAGTCATCAACGGACTTGCAAATCCATTGCGTTCAAACATTGACGCGATCAGTCGTGGGGTTCTCCCTGACGCTGGAATGTCCTTCGAAATCCCGAAGATCACAGTCATGCCAACAGTGGCAGCAACTTCCGAAGCGGGAACGCCTTCAGAAACAGATCAGAATTCTGCATTTGTAACAGTTAACGTTGCAAAGTATGCAGGACAACAGACATTCAGCGTTGAATTGCTTGACCGCACTTCACCATTGTTCTTCAACGAATTGTTGAACAACATGGCTGCTGCATACGCAAAGGCGACAGATACTGCGGTGAACGCAGCATTGATTTCGGGCGCAACTGCTGACGCAACTACAACAACAACATACCCAACAGCTGCTGAATTGCTTGGCGTTGTTGCTCGTGGTGCGGCTTCGGTCTATAACAACACACAGGGCTTTGCTCGTAACATCATCATGAACACTTCCCAGTGGTCAAACGTGATGACACTAAACGACGGCGGGCGTCCAATTTACAATGCACAGGTTCCACAAAACGCAGGTGGACAGGTTGCACCAACTTCAGTTCGCGGAAATGTTGCAGGTCTTGACCTTTATGTCACTGCAAACACTGCTGCAACAACAGACACAGACGGTTCAATTTTGATCGTCAACCCTGCTGCATACACGTGGTACGAATCACCTACTTACCGACTACGCGCAGACGTAATCGCTTCAGGTCAGGTTTCAGTCATGGTGTACGGATACGGCGCAATTGCAACGAAGATCGGTGCAGGCGCGTTCAAGAATAACAAGGCGTAATAGCCAAAAACTAATCATGCGGCGGGTTCTCCCGATCTCGCCGCAGCCGATCGAGGGGGAACGTTCATGCCTAGTATTGTCACCGCAAGCCAACTGCGAACAGTGCTAGGCGTGAGCGTTTCTTTATACAGTGACAGTTATTTGGACGAAATTATCAACACGAGCGAAGCCGTGATTTTGCCAATGCTGGTTTCAAATTCTTCAGCAATTAATGCTTACAAATTAGAATCAAACGTGGCGTATTTCTACACACAACGCCCACACCATTTTGTTGCTGGTCAGTCCGTCGTCGTGACAGGTTTGCCAGCACCATTCACCGCAACGCACACAGTCGTTGACGTTGCCACTTACTATTTCACCGCTGCATTGACTTCATCAAACGTCACATTGCGCGAGATTATCCCGACAGGTACTGCGACACTTTCAGGCTATTCCGCAGCTGAAATCTATGCGACCAGCGCACCAATCGAATCAGCAATTTTGGCAGTTAGCGTTGAGGTGTTCCAATCACGCGTTGCTGCTGGTGGACAGATCGAAGGAATCGATTTTGCTTCGACCCCCTATCGTATGGGGCGAAGCCTAACAAACCGCGTCAGTACGTTGTTGATGCCTTACCTGGACATGGAAACGGTCGTTCAATAAGTGACCGCCAATGCCATTTCAGATACCCGCGCAGCCTTAGCCAACGCCTTCAGTGCGCTATCGGCTAACGTGTACGCGAGCGTTCCCGAAGCACCAATTCCACCAGCGATCGTGGTTGTGCCCGATTCGCCTTACATGGAAGTTGTTTTGATCGGTAAGAGCGCAACAAAGGTCAAAATTAATTTTGCAATTACTGCCATTGTTGCTTCAAATAGCAACGCAGGTTCATTAGATAACCTAGAAAAACTAATAATCGGAATTCTCGCGGCAATGCCCGTGGGATACGTCGTGGGCGTTATTGAAAAGCCAACAGTGCTTGAAGTGGGTCAATCACCCATGCTGGTTGCTGACATCAATGTTTCGACGTACTACACCCAAACAAACTAGGAGAAAAAATGCCAACGACAATCATCACGGGTCGCGATCTCACACTGACGATTGCGTCCACAAACTACGACGCACAGGCGACCAGTGCGACACTTGCAAATTCACCAACCGTTGAAACCTATCAAACCCTTGACGGCAAGGCTTACAAGCACATTGACGACCAATGGACTTTTGACGTTTCAATGCTTTCAGACTGGGGCGCTTCAGGTTCATTGTGCGAAGCATTATGGACTGCCTGCGAATCAGCACCAAACACGACATTGGCAGTGTCATTGACTGCCGTGACTGGTGCGGTTTTTGCATTCAATGTCATGCCAGTATTTCCAGCAGTCGGCGGGTCAGCACCTGACGCGCAGACCGTTGATCTATCATTCATTGTGGTGGGAACACCTACTGAAACTTTCAGTTAAAAACTAACAATCGGGAGAAAAAATGAAGTTACCAATAACAATTGAATACAACAACGGCGACCAAATTACCTACACGGCTGCACCGCCTGAGTGGGTAAAGTGGGAAAAGCAAACGGGTCACACCATTGCGCAAGCGCAAGAGAAAATCGGAATTTCCGACCTTGTCTTCCTTGCCTATCACGCCATGAAGCGAGAAGCAGCTGGCAAACCAGTTAAGCCAATCGAAGCATGGACTGAAACAATTGCTGAAGTCATTGTCGGTGAAGCAAACCCAAAAGTCACCCCGTCGGAAGCCTAAGCCGAACAATTTGGGAGATAGCCCTGGCGACGGGGCTATCACCAAATGAGTTTGAAAGTGCCGAAGACATTTTGACCATTATTGAGATTTTGGAAAGGCGGGCAAATGACCACTGACGCGATCAGTTATGACAAAGCGGAATTGCGCGCCATTTTAAGATCATTCAAAGCAATGGACGACGAAGCAACCCAGCAAGCAAAAGAAGTCACCAGCGAATTGGCACAATGGGTTCAAGGCAAAATAAAAGACGCAGCGTCGTCAAAAACCCGCAACCTGGTGGATAACCGCGTCGCTGAAGGTTCGAAGGTTTCTAAGTCATCAAAAATTGGCGAAATCTCATTTGGTTATGCTGGGCAGAAATTAAGCGGTGGCGGTACAACTCAACAGGTTTGGGGCGGTGCTGAATTTGGTTCAAATAAATACAAGCAATTTCCAGTGTGGTCGGGTCGCGAAGGTCGAGGGTCACGCGGCTGGTTTATCTATCCCACACTTCGAAGCGTTCAACCTGACATCATAAAAAAATGGGAAGAAGCATTTTCCAAAATAGTTAGGAAGTACGATTAATGGCTGGCAGTCGCACCCTCAAACTTTCCATACTTGGTGACGTTGATAATCTCAACAAATCATTGAAAACCGCTGAAGGCGACGTCGATTCATTTGGTGGCAAAATTGGCAAGGCTGGTGCAGCAATTGGAAAAGCATTTGCCGCTGCCGCTGCCGCTGCTGGTGCTGCTGCAATCGCAATTGGCATTGAAGGCGTAAAGGCTGCAATTGCCGACGAAAAGGCTCAGACACAATTGGCACTTGCGTTGGAAAACGCGACGGGTGCAACTCAGGCACAGATCAAGGCAACCGAAGATTCAATTCTCAAAATGTCATTGGCAACGGGCGTTGCTGACGACGAATTGCGCCCAGCATTGGGTCGCCTGGTTAGATCGACGGGCGACACCGAAAAGGCTCAGCAATTACTTGCGCAAGCCCTTGACATAAGTGCGGCGACGGGCAAGCCTGTTGAAGCGGTTGCAAATTCATTGGCAAAAGCCTATGACGGCAACACTGCCGCCCTGGGTAAATTGGGCGTTGGTTTATCTACTGCCGAATTGAAATCAATGTCATTCGAAGAGGTTCAGGGTCGCCTTTCAGAATTGTTCGGTGGGGCAGCAGCACGAAACGCCGACACATACGCGGGACAAATTGCACGTGTCCAGGTTGCATTTGACGAAGCAAAAGAAACCGTGGGCACTGCATTATTGCCAATCCTTGACAAACTATTGAAATTTATCAATGAAAATGCACTGCCAGCAATCAACGCCTTTTCAGCTGCGTTCAGCCTTACCGAAGGCGACGGGTTTGGCAAGATCATCACCGACGTTGGCACGACATTGAAAAAAACATTCACACCAATTGTTGAAGCAATGAAATCAGTTTTTGAAAGCGTCAAAACGGCAATCATGAACAGCAAGGACGAATTTGCCGCATTCTGGGACGTTGTGAAATTTGTTGCACCGCTTATCGGTAGCGTGTTGGGCAAATACATGTCAATGGTTGGCGACGCTGCTGAAATCGTAATCACAGTCATTGCAAAAGTTTTGGGCGCATTGAAGCCGTTATTGAACACCGCCATTGACGGAATCAATTTGATCATCAAGGGTTACAACCTGGTTCAATGGGGTAAAGACATACCGCTAATTCCAAAAATTGGTGCGGCTTCAACGGCAACGGGTGCGCTTGGTAATTTTTCAATGTCAACGGGTACGGTTGCAACATCACCGACGGCAAGCGTTACACCAGCGGGCACAACGGCTGCAACTTCGGGCGGGGGCACGACAACAAGCGGAATTGCAACGGCTGCAAAAGTCGCCGCGTCAGCTGCCAACAACATTGTTTCGGGTTCATTCAATGCAGGTTCATTCCGTCAAGCCGAAGCGGCTTCAATGGGTACGGTGATCAATTTGACGGTCACAGGTGCATTTGAACCTGAAGGCACTGCCCGCACGATTGTTGATACCTTGAATAATTCCTACTATCGCGGCACAGGCGGCGGTTCTAATCTTGCGGGCATAGCATGACGCAGTGGTCACCCGTTTGGAAAGTGACCATTGACGGCACGGAATACACTTCGGCGGTTTTGTCTAATTTAACCATTCGCAGCGGTCGGACAAACATTTATGAACAGGCGCAGGCTGGTTATTGCAGCATTCAATTGATCGACGTCAATCAAACGGCAGTGCCCGTCAACATCAATTCGACAATTTCGATTCAGATCAAAAACACGTCAAACACATTTGTGCCAATCTTCGGCGGCAACGTTGTGGACATTGGACTTTCGGTGCGCGACGTTGGTTCAACCATGTTCACGCAAACCTATTCGATCACGGCATTGGGGGCATTGGCGCGTTTGCCAAAAGCATTGACCAACGGTGTTTTGCCAAAAGAATTTGACGGCGACCAGATTTATGACATTCTCAGCGCGGTTTTGTTCAATACCTGGGCGCAGGTTGCAGGGTCGGTCACCTGGGGCAATTACACACCCGCAGGCACAACATGGGCAACGGCTGAAAACAACGGTTTGGGCGAAATCGATCGTCCAGGCAATTACGAATTGGCAGCCCGTTCGTCAGAACGAATTGACGTTTATTCATTGGTGTCAGCCCTGGCAACGTCAGGTTTGGGCTATTTGTACGAGGACGCGCAGGGTCGCATTGGTTACGCCGATTCAACCCACCGAACCAATTACCTGGCAGCAAACGGTTATGTTGACCTTGACGCAAATCAAGCCCGTGCCGCTGGACTTCAAATTCAAACCCGCGTGGGCGACGTTCGCAATTCCTTAACGATCAAATACGGGGCGACCAGCAGCAGCGAACAATCTGCCAGTGACGCGGCGTCCATTGCACAATTTGGCACATTGGCGCAGATCATCACAACAACATTGCACAATTCAGCTGACGCAACCGCGCAAGCGAATTTCTATTTGTCATTGCGTGCCCAACCCCAACCAATCTTCAGCGAAATTTCATTTGACCTGACAAACCCTGAAATCGACAATGCCGACCGTGACAACCTGATCAATGTTTTCATGGGCGAAGCAATTGCCCTGACCAACCTGCCGCTGAACATGGCGTCAGGCACATTCCAGGGTTTCGTCGAAGGCTGGTCATTTAAGGCAGGGTATAACCGTTTGAGTGTCACGTTGTTGTTGTCACCGCTGGCTTATTCATTGCAGGCAATGCGTTGGAATGACGTGCCAATCACTGAACGTTGGAATAGCGTGTCGGGGACTTTAGACTGGGAAAATGCAACAATTGTTGCCTGATAAGGAGAAAACATGACAAACCCAACAAGCAATTTCGGGTGGCAAATGCCCACTTCGACGGACTTGGTCACAGACCTGCCCGCCGATTTTGAAGTTTTTGGACAAGCCGTTGACACGTCATTGGCTGATCTAAAGGGCGGCACAACGGGGCAAATTTTGTCGAAAGCGTCAAACACCGACATGGATTTTGTTTGGGCGGCTGCGACTAGCGGTGACATCACAGGCGTCACCGCTGGCACTGGTATTTCAGGCGGTGGCACTTCAGGCGACGTAACAGTCACGAATTCAATGGCAACCGCATTGACAACAAAGGGTGACATTGTTGTTGCAACTGGTTCAGGCACTTTTGTTCGTCAAGGCGTAGGAACAAACAATCAAGTCCTCATGGCTGATTCAACCGAAGCCGACGGTGTTAAATACGCAAACGAAGCAACGGCAACACTAACAACAACAGGTGACATTCTTTATGCTTCAGCTGCAAATACACTTGCAAGACGTGCCATTGGTTCAACTGGTCAGGTTTTGACGGTTTCAGGCGGTGTTCCAACCTGGGGCGCGGTTGCAACCACAAAGAGTTTCACGCAACTGAGTAGCGCTTCAGTTGGCACGGGTACAACTTACACAGTGAGCGGATTGTCAGGTTACGACATTCTATTCTTTCAATTTAAGAATGTTTCAGAGAATGCGGCGGGTTCGATCACTTTCAGATTTAATTCTGATGCCACGGCTGGAAATTATGACTACACAGGCTTAGGATTTTATCAGTCAGGTTCGGGCGCTGTTTCACTGCAAGAAATTGAATCTAGTAACAATTTAATTATGGTAGCGTTGCCGAATAGTGGAACGCTTGACGCTTCAGGTGGTTTAATGCTTTACGGTGCAAATACTAGCGGAGTGAAAATTTTTACTTCTCTTGGTGCTTCAGGTGGCGCAACTGGTTTATCTAATTATGCCTTGAATGGTGTCTATAAGGGAACTTCGGTTATCAGTAGTGTAACGCTTGGCGCAGATGGAAATAATTTTGACGCGGGAACGTTAACAATTTGGGGGGCTGCATAATGACTTATTTTGAAACAATTCTTAATTTGGAAACTGGTCAAGAAACTATAAGACAATTGACTGAAGAAGAAATTGTTTTGGTCAAAAAACGCAAAGCCGAAAATCAAAAACATTTTGATGAAATTGAAAAAGATCAAGAAGCCAAAGCCACGCAAAAGGCTGCATTACTTGCCAAACTGGGAATCACCGACGACGAAGCAAAATTACTTTTGTCATGACATACCCTGACGGCACAAACGCAAGGTTGATCGAAATCGCAGCAGCTGAAGTCGGCACGGTTGAAGAAGGCGACAACCTGACCAAATACGGCAAATTCACAAAGGCAGACGGGTTGCCCTGGTGTGGCAGTTTTGTCAATTGGTGTGCAGCCCAGGCAGGTGTCAAGATTCATTCAGTCGTGTCAACTGCAATCGGCGCACATAAATTCAAAGAAATTCAACGCTGGTCAGGAATGCCGCAATTGGGTTATTTAGCCTTCATGGACTTCCCACATGACGGCGTTGACCGCATTTCGCACGTTGGCATTGTTGTCGGACTAATTGACACAAAAACATGCTTGACGATCGAAGGCAACACCAGCGGGACAGGCGACCAGCGCAATGGCGGCATGGTCATGGTGAAGGTTCGGTCGTATGGTGAAGGCAAAGAAATCGTAGGTTTTGGAATTCCAAAATTTGTTCCTTACAAGGGCGAATTTCCAATTGTTGAAATGCCGAAATCGGCAGCAAAACCAACAAAGGAGAAAAAATGGACAAAAGCAAAGCAATAGTCGCGTCATGGGCGCGATCATTTATGGCAGCGGCGCTTGCCCTATACATGGCGGGCGTTACTGATCCAAAAACCCTTGCAATGGGTGGGGTTGCAGCAGTTGCACCAGTGATTTTGCGCTGGTTAAATCCCAACGACAAAGCCTTCGGTTCTACGGGGAAGTGAACCGACGATTCGCGGCGGCAGGGTTGGTTTGGGCACTTGCACTAACCCTGACCGCTTGCGGGTATCAAGGTTGGACACGTTATGAATGTCAAGAATTCGACAACTGGTCAAAAGCGCAATGCCAAAAACCGCAATGCGTCCCGACTGGAACATGCACTGACGACTTACTTGGAATTGAATCGCGACAAGCCGTCACGTCGCAAAACCCCTGAAGAAGTACACGCGCAGCTGATTTTGATAATTGGCACAACGTTGGCGCTGGTGTTTCTGGTGGTCACCGTTGGCATTACTTATGCCCTCATTTTTGTCACGCAACCAGTCAGTGCGCAAGCGCCCAATGACGCAGCCTTTATTGATTTATTGAAAACCCTGGCAATTTTTTTGACTGGTTCGCTGGGCGGGGTACTTGCTGGCAATGGACTGAAATCTAAGCCGAAGCCGATCGACACGCCGACAAACACGCAAGGTAGTTGACCGCGCGCCAATCATGCGTCACCCTGAGTTCAGGTGGTAGTCCTACCGCCTAGAATCGGGAGAATTCAAAATGGTACTTGATTTACTTGACCCAGCAACATTGGGTCGTTTGGTCGGCATTGTTTGCCTAATGATTTTGGCAGCGGCTGCGGGATACGCAAAAGGCTTCAAAGAAGGCAAGCGCGAAGGCATGGCACGACGTAAGGCAATGATTCGCCACATGGCAAATAAGGCGGTCAAATAATGGCTGGCTTCCTTGATAACTACGAAGACGTTGCAACACGAATCAAGCGTTTTTGGGAAACGCACCCTTCAGGGCGAATTGAAAATCACATCATTGAATTCAATGCTGAAAAGGGGTTCATTCTAGTTCAGACACAAATTTTCAAAGAGTACGAAGACGAAAAACCTTCGGCGATCGATTACGCCTTCGGAAACGTGGCAACCTACAACGTGCAAATGAAAAAATTTTTCTGCGAAGATACGGTCACGTCCAGCATTGGACGCGCCATTGGGCTATTGCTGGGTACTGACAAGCGACCAACCCGTCAAGACATGGAAAAGGTCGAAACGATCAGCGCAACGGTAGCCAAATCAACCGCTGACGATTATGACCCGTGGGCAATCAAACACGGCGACGTGCCTAGTTACAAAACGGCAGCTGAAGCCGAACAATCAGGCATTCCTTCATTTGGTTCATCAATGGACGAAATCGCAAAACAATTGGGTGGCGAAATAGTCGAAGAAGCACCGAAGTGCCAGCATGGTCACCGCATTTGGAAAACAGGCAAGAAGAAAAACGGTGACGACTGGGCTGGTTATTTCTGCGTTGAACGAGATCGAGCAGCACAGTGCCAAACACAATGGTACGTGTTCGGGTCAAATGGGAAATGGCGCGCACAATGAGCGATTATTCAGAAATCATCTATCCGCAATCAATGACCGCCAAATTGCTATTGAACGGCGAAGTGGTTGACGAGTACAAAATCGAGCAATGCGACAAATGCTCAATGCTGACCCGACTTGACCCGTTTGGCTACCAAAAGCAATTTGGTGGAGAAAAGGTTATTTGGTTTTGCAAGGGGTGTAGGTGATGAAAATGGCGCTCACCAGGGAAGAAGAATTTATCTGCCATGAAGCGTCAATTGCATTGGCAAAACAAAACAAGGATTACCACGAATGGAAAGAGGGCAGTTATACCGCCGAAAAATCATTTCATGATCAGATAGCCCAGGACGCACATGCAATTGGTGCTGAATGGGTTGTCGCCAAATACTTAGGTTTTGAATTTCGACCATTTGAAGACAAGGGCAAACGCAAAGCCGACGTGGGAAGTCATTTTGAGGTGCGGTGGACTAAGTACGTTGCGGGGCAGCTGATAATTCACGAATACGATCGAACCGACGACGTGGCAATCCTGGTCACTGGTGAAAGCCCGCATTTCTTCATTGCTGGGTGGATACCAATTGCAATGGCAAAAAAACCACGTTATCGCCATTCAAAGCAACCAAATTGGTGGGTCACGCAAATCAATCTTCAGCCGATCGAGAATCTACGGAGAAGCAATTATGGACAAAATCAAATTTGAGTGCCGCAAATGCAAGAAAATAACCGAACAGATCATTCACAAAATAACGGACAACCTGCCCGACGGTGTCGAAGTAATTCAATGCACGAAGTGCGAAGTCATGGGGGTTGCACAGATAGGGACTTCAAATGCCAATCTATGAGTTTGAATGCACAGTGTGCAAAATCCGTGTTGAGGTGGATAGGTCAATCCATGAGGAAAGGGACGCGCAATGCTGTGGACAGGCAATGAATCGAATCTATTCAGCCCCGGGGATTTCGTTTAAGGGTAAGGGTTGGGGTCACCAATGAAGATTTTGAATCTATACGCGGGCATTGGTGGCAATCGCAAATTGTGGGGCGATCAACACGAAATTACTGCCGTTGAATACGACGCAGACATTGCGAAGGTGTACGCAGATCACTTTCCAAATGACACAGTTGTGGTTGCTGACGCACACCAGTACCTGATCGATCATTTCAGTGAATTCGATTTCATTTGGTCTTCACCGCCTTGTCAGTCGCATAGCAGCTTCAGGCAAAACATTGGGGTGCGATTCAGGGGCGTTCAACCGATCTATGCTGACATGAAATTGTGGCAGGAAATTATTTTCCTTCAATACAATTTCAAGGGCAAATGGGTTGTGGAAAACGTAAAGCCGTATTACACGCCATTTGTGCCACCTACCGCAGACCTGCAACGTCACTACTTTTGGGCTAATTTCGACATTCCTGACCTGGTGTTCGAAAAAGACAATTTACGGGCTGCACAGATTCCGCAGCTCCAGGAATTGCACGGTTACAACCTAGACGGGTACAAACTGCCCAACAAACGTCAGGTATTGCGTAATTGCGTACTTCCTGCGCTTGGTCAACATGTTTATGCACAGGTTGGGGATAAATAATGGTTAATTATAACAAAACGTTATCAAATCGTTATGAAGTCGTTATCAAATCATTGGCGTTGCGTAAGCGTGAAGGGCTTGCAGGGGGGGTGTACGCTGAAGCGATACAACCAACCCAGGATTTCAACAATTTTCAACAGAATGAAATTCTTTCAAATAATCTTGAAAATAAGATAAAGATAAATAAATGGTTGGTGTTTATCGGTTCAGCCTTAATCGCGGTGCAAGGGGCAAACCCTGCCTTAGCTGCCAATTATTCAATAGATCATTTGAAACTTTATGCACATAGTCGTTTGCTGGACTATAAAGAATTCCAGTGCTTGAATAAGATCATTACAAAGGAAAGCCGTTGGTCGTATTTAGCACGTAATGGGTCGCATTATGGTTTAGGGCAAATGAGATCGAAGCACTATCGTGACCTTGACCCATTCAGACAGATAGACGCAACCATTCGCTACAATCAACAACGCTATTCAACCCAGTGCAATGCCTGGTCATTTCATTTGAAGCATGGGTGGTATTGATGAGCGCACTCAAAGACAACGGGTCAACAACTAAGTGGCGAAAGATTCGTCAACGTATCCTTCAACGTGACGGCTATACGTGCCAGCATTGTGGGGGTGAAGCCAATTCGGTTGATCACATAGTCCCACGCACCCTGAATGGTGGGGACGAGGACTGGAATCTTCAATCGTTATGCACACCGTGCAATTCTGCGAAGGGGGGGCGGTTTTTTAATACGTCTAGAACAC